CACCCCATTTGCATCCTTCGTACGCGCCCTATTCTTCTTCAGCATTTCTTAGCAACTGATGAAATCAAGTCAAGGAACACCTGCATCTCTTTTGTGGTGTACCTCCAGCCCAAAGAGTACACCTCCGATGCCACTCAAAATTTTATTGATATTTACGGTGACAAAGGCAAACTCCTCTACTGAGTCGGTTAAACTGATCAAGCTTGACTGACGTTATGAGCATCCTTTCCGACCGCGAAATCAAACACCTGGCACTTGAGCAGGGAATGATTCAACCTTTCCAAGATCGTCTCATCAGTGAAGAGGGTGGACGCCGCCTTCTTAGCTATGGACTTAGCTCCTATGGGTACGATATACGCCTTTCACCTAAGCAGTGCTTGGTCTTTGGTCGTGTTCAAACAGGCGATTGCGATCCTAAAAATTTTGACACTAACATTCTTAAGCCAAGCGAATTACTGGAAGACGAGAAAGGAAAGTATTTTCTTATTCCACCTTATGGTTATTGTCTTGGTGTTGCTGAAGAATATATCAGCCTTCCCGAAGACGTGACCGTTGTTGCAGTCGGCAAGAGCACATACGCCAGATCAGGTATCATGGCAAATATAACTCCAGCGGAGCCAACTTTTAAAGGACATTTAACACTTGAGATCAGTAATTGTACTGGCTTATTTAATCGTATTTATGCCAACGAAGGAATCTGTCAACTCCTTTTCTTTCGCGGCAATCCTTGCGATGTGACTTACAGTGATCGCAAAGGTAAGTACAATGATCAACCAAAGGAGATAGTCTTTAGTCAGGTTTAAAACCCTCTAAAGGTACCTGAGAATCCGCTGGGCTTACGTGCATAGTTCGTGCTCCCAGCGGTGCCCACAGTGTCTCCCAAGCTTGGTAGCTGCACACCAGCGATGGTAGCCTCACTTCTCGGGGTTTCGCCTCGAATGGTTGGTTCTGCAATCTGATTACGTTGCTTATAGGCTCCAGCAGTCTTAGCTGCTGCCATGTATTTCCTTACACGATCTTGGCCGGCTTCGTTGCGAGTATCAGCGCGATCAGCAAAGCCACGTTCAGTGTCATCAAGACGCCTGATATCTGTATCGTAAGCACGTTCTGGATTTAAGTCTGATGTATCACCACCAGAAGTACCAGAGTCTTGCCGTGGGTCGTAAGTTGGATCAAAGAATCTTGCCATGATAATATTGTAATTGAAAGAATTTAAAGGCTAAATATCCCATGATGCATTCCGCCAATATTCCGGATGCGTTCCTGGATAGCTACATCGGTACTAACGATGAAGTTAAGAAGCGTTGTCTAAGCCCGCTCGACTTTGATGGTGAGCTGGACAACGAAATGAATGACGTGCCGCTCCAAGATATGCATAATACAGGCTTAGTGCTCACCCAACAGGGCCGAGAGCGTACTAACCTACAGCTTGAAGGAGGCGAACGATGCGGACTAACGGGTTTAATACCGAGTGCAGAACAGGGGCTGATGATGGGAGCATCACCCAAGCCACAGGGAATCTTGATGACACTGGGGGTACCGGACGAGAAGCAGATTGAAATGTCGAAGAAACGCCGTGGTTTAACACGTTAATTTTTCTGGCAATCAAGCTGTCCAGGCCAAATACGATTTCCTTTCGCACTGTTTTCTTTCTCTGTTAAGATTTGTAAATTAGTTTCGACGTGAAGCCCGCACAGATATTTACTTTGTAACGGATAAATATGATCTACAGCGTGTTTTATACCGGTAGCTTTGGTTAAACGCCTTGCTTCTTCGTAGATTTTTTTAATTAAATCAAGATTAGCCCAAGAAGCCAGGGCTTTATTTTTTGCAGCCCTTCGTTTAGCATTAAGTGCATTTGCTTTGGCAGGGTTATTGCGGTACCAAGCCTTATTATACTCTTGGACTCGTGAAGGATTGGATTCACGCCACTTTCTAGTGCGCTCACGTTCTCTTTCACGATTGGCTTTGTACAGATTTTTTTGGTATTTAAGACGCTGTTCACGATTGATTAGGTAATGCTGTTTATTTTTTTCAGTAATATATTCGCGATTAGCTAGACCCCACTGCCTGCGGCGTTCAGAAATTGTTTTAACATTAGCATGATATCGTTGACGTTCTCTTGTTCTTTTGCACTCCTTGCATCCTGGATATTTTTTATCTGGTTTGTACCAGTGGAGGCCCTTACTGCAGAGTTTAAGATCTGGTAACATATTTGTGTGACCAATTTGGTGGTTGCCATTGGGTAGGGTGTTAGAGCACCGCTACCCTTAAACTATAGCAAAAACGTAAAAAATGTCGCAAGACAACGTGCCTTTGTTTCAGCCAGTGACTGATTGCTTAGATGGATTTTGTCTTATTACCAAAGAGCCAGACGTAGTTAATCATCCACCTCACTACGCAGGTGATAACCGTCGATTCGAGACAATTGACGTAATTGAAGATATTGTGCAATTTGCACCAGATGCAGTGGTGGGGGCACTTCAGTGGCAGGCTTTAAAATACATCTGCAGGCTTTGGTTGAAAGGTAATCCTAAGCAGGATGCTCAAAAAGCTCTCTGGTACCTCACTCGGTTAATCGACAAACTTGACTAGAAAGGACTTAGTTCCTTTCTTAATTCGTCATTATCGTCGTCTTCGTCTTCATCATCGTCAAACTCGTCGGAGCACATCAAGGCCAGCTCAGTTAATTCAAGCTGAGTTGGCATGTCCCATTCAAGTTCAATATTTTCATCGGCCAGGATGTCTTTGACTGCAGCCCACTCGATCATGCGTCGGTGGTACAGGTTCAGTAGTGCTGCATATAAACCATCCCAAGTCATCTCCTGAGCTTCTAGCTCTGCCTTGCGCATGGCAAACTGCAGTTGCAGTGGAAGCTCTAGCTCTCTTGGGTGGACTGTTTCTTCCATTTGCATGCGAGTAACCTAGGGATATTCTAGGTCCAGTTATCGATGACACTAGGTAGCCTATCACTTTCTAGGTGATCAATGTGGTATTCATCCAGGATGAAGTCATTGGCAAAGCCAGCCAAGATATACGGATTTAACTGGGCTTCTAGCCGCCTAATAGCTTTGATATGACGTGGCAAGGCAGTGTAAGCACGAAAAGCTTTAAGCAAAATATCCCCAGAAGCCAAAGCAACGTCTTTAATTTCTTCCAAGAAAAGAAAAGACTCTTCTCGGCGGCGGTTAATGAGACCACCAATGGCACGGTCGTAGTCATCAAAGATCCAACGAGAAATCTCGGCTGTTGCTCCAGCCCAGTTTTCACACTCAATCTGATCAATCAAGTTGCTGTATAGAAAAGCATCCCACCCAACTGAGTGAATAAAGGAGATTAACGCTTCTTTCATCGAGGAATCTATGCCAAGATTCAAACGTGTGATATCTTCTTCGATGATCTCCATGTCATGAACTAGGTATTCCAGTGCCTTCTGCTGGGAGCAACACTGACCTTTCTTTACTGCTGTGCCGTCTGGATAGTATTGAGATCCATAGCCAAACGTATAAGGTGCTGCACCTGTACTGGGATCAGGATAAGCGGTCTCACTGTAGCCTTCGTACTTCTTAATTATGCTAGATGCCCGCGCAAAAGAAGACATAAGATGTAACCCAGTTACATCCCATAATAAACATATATTACGTAAAGGTGTTAGCCCTTACCTTGCCCAATCTTTTTTTTTCTTCCGTGGTTGGGTTTTGAATGCATGCCCTGGCCTTGCTTGGTACCTTTAGGCCGGCCTTCTTTTTTCTGAGTGAGAGATTTTGCTTTGTTCATTTAAATCACTACCATTTGGTGACCGAACTCCAAAACGCCGCAGACATTTTGCCCTTAGCAATATTTTTAGCGTGACGGGCTTTAAAGCTTGCACGTTTTTGTTTCATGCGATCCGACTCGCCTTCTTTAGGTTTGCCAGCAGTTTCAGCTCCTTGCTCACCAAAACGAATTAGCTTTTCTTTACCGTTGTCACATGCTTTTACGATGTGACTTTTGGTGGGGTGACTAGGAGTTTTCTGTGGTTTATTGCAAGCCATCTCACTTTTCTGATAACGCTTAGCAGCGGTAGCAGCTTGCTTTCGTTTGTCTGCCATCAGAGACCCTTGAACATGGAAGTAAACTCACCCAATATGGATGAACCAGACTTGGACTTAGTTAAGGGTTCCTCCTCATCTTCGCCCATTGCAATTCTAAAGTAACTATTCGTTTT